CGATAACCACCCTCCGTAATTATCAATACCTCTATCAAAGAAGATATCAAAATCTGCGTGTCGTAATGGTGGCCCCATGCGATTTTTAATAACCTGACAACGAACTTTAATACCTACGATTCTATCTACGGCTTTAAGTTGTCCCATATTCTTCAATCTCAATCTAACTGAACTATGAAATGCTAATGCTTTACCACCCGATGTTGTCCACGGGTCTCCAAACATTGCGTTCATTTTCTGTCTTAACTGATTTGTGAATATTAAAGCAATCGATTGTCTACCAATCATATTGGTAATCTTTCTCATTGCTTTTGAAATGATAATTGCCTTATCAGTTGCGTAACCATCTTTATCATAATCAGCTTCCATCTCTTTCTTTGAAGATGCCGCTGCTACTGAATCGACTACGATTGTAACTAATCTATCCTTATCGCCTTTACGAACTTGCTCAATAATTGTTTCACATGCTTCAAAGATACCTTCAACAGTATCTACTGAAACATATAGGAGTTTTGAGATATCTACTCCGATTGCTTCTAAAAATTCTCTACTAACTGCGGTTTCCGTATCAATCAGAACTGCTACACCACCTTTACGTTGTGTTTCAGCCAATAAATGGGCGGAGAGCAGAGATTTTCCACTCTGCTCTAAACCCGTTATTTCTGCGATACGTCCTACTGGCAATCCACCATAAGGTCGGTTTGATATTGCTACATCCAACATTGCGTTACCCGTAGATAACCAATCTTTAACATTTGTAGGGGCATCGCCTCCTTCATCTGTTAGGAAGTAAGCAATCTTACCATCCTTATTTTGTTTGTTTAAAGAATCAGCAAGTAAACTTGCTAAATCATCTTCTCTTTTTGCCATTGTAACTTTTTTTAGTTGTTAAATAAATCATCGAATGCCGATGCTACATCATCTTTTGGTGCCGTTGCTTTAGGAGCTTCAGCTTTTGGAGCCGGAGTTTCCCAAGGTAAATCACCAATTTCTTGTGTACCACCTAAATCTGTCGATGATTGAGCCGGAGCTGCTTTTGGTGCTTCCAATGTTTCGTTAATTGGATTACCACTACCATTTGAACCTGCTGATGGGTTTAACCAATTTTCCAATACACCCTTTAATTCATCATAAGATAATTCCTGATATAATTCAGTAATTTCTTTTTGAGAATCCAACATTTGTTGAACCTGAGCTGCATCATCTAAAATTTTAGAAGTTGCAGGTTTAACTCTGATTGTAGTTGTTGGATAAGCTGCATTTGATTCTTCAGCTGATACTACTTCCAATACGATATCTCTACCACTATTTGGGTCAGTAATATCTCCGTAATCGGGGTCTGCAATATATCCTAAGATATCCTGATAAACCGTCTTACCAAATCCCCAAAACTTAACACCTTCATTCTCTTTACCTCTTACGATAACGGGTGCAAATGTTCTTAATTTTGGCTCCATTTTCTTACCTGCTTTCCAATCATCAGTATCGCCTGTACGTTTAAGTTTTTCTGCAAACTCTACGATTGGGTCAGGTCTACCAAAACTCATTGGAGATAAGTAAGTTTTGTTGTTAATGTTGTAGTGAAAATACAATTCGATAAAAGGATTATCCTTATTGAATTTGTAAGGTACTAAACGGATTTGAGATTTTCCGTTTGCTGGCTTAAAGATTGAGTCAGACTTTTTTGTGTTGTTTTGAAGAGAGCTAAATCTCTTCAGTGCTAATGAAATGTCCATTGCTTTTTTTGTTTTAAGTTTTAAAAAATTGTTTTTAAAGTTGAGGTTTATATCGATATATTCCTATATCTAAATATAAACTTTTTGGCTTTTATTACATCAAAGATACAACTATTTTTTGATATTGCCAAATTATTTTATGAAATACTTTACATCAATTCCAGCTTCTTTAAACATCTGAATTGAACGTTCTGCGGAATCTTTCCATATCGTATTCCAAGGTTTATTACTTTTAGAAAAAACTATCTTTGAGATACCGGCATTTATGATACCTCTTGCACAATCGGCACAACTTATATCACAAGTCATATACATTGTAGTATTTAAAGTAGATACTCCAATTCGTGCTGCATTATAAATTGCGTTTCTTTCAGCATGTTCAAACCAATAGTATTTTTCAGGTCGTTCTTGTCTTTCTTGTAAATCATCGTTTATACCTCTCGGAAATGAATTATAACCAGTTGATACTATCTCATTATCTTTACCAACTATTACAACACCAATTTGTGTTTTTTGGTCTTTAGATTTTAATTTTATTTGATGAGCTATGTTTATAAAGTATTCATCCCAATTCATTATTTGGCCCATTTACCTCTTTGAACAATTTGTGCTATAACACCATATACAGATAAATCTTCGTATGTATCTTGTATAGGTTCGCTCACTTCATCGGGCTGACCTAATACTACCAATTGTTTCAAACGTTGAACTTTATCATTGATTCTGAACCATAATCCTGTCAAAGATAATTTAATATCTTCTTTGGTTTCTAATGGCGTTCCTACCGAAATATTACCCGGTCCGTAGTTTCTTTGTTTTTTACAAAATGTAATATACATTTCATCTAAAATATTCTTAAACTCTTCGCAGGTTTGAGGATAGGTTTCTTCGCAATATTCAATTGCAGTTTGTTCTTTATTCATAACTTATTTTTTAAGATTCCATTTTCTTTGCAACATATCGTAATAACGCTGTGTTTTATTTCCATTATATAGAAAATACACTAAATGGATATCAATCCAAAATTCGATTTTTTTCAGTAACTTTTTCATTTGTTTTATTTATTTTGTTTTTAAGTTTTACAGCTAAAGCGCACATTTCATACTCCTCATATTCTACGAGAGTTTTTATATTTTCATCCAATAAATCTAAAAATTCTTTACTATCAATTGTAAGTGTAATTACAATCATACCTCGTACTACAATACGAGCAAAATCAACTTTCTTTTTGTTATTTCGTAACCCAAATTCAATACCATTGATAATCGCTGAGGATATTTCCTTTCGTTGTGTTTCAAAAATCTCCGATGGGTCTTTAGCGTATATTTCAACAGGTTTGAATCTATTTCTTTTCATATTACAAATATATGAAAAATTAATTAGAATTCCAAATCATTTGTATTAAAACTTTTGAAAACTTTTGTAGGGATTTTTTTGTATCCCATATTTGATGTAGTAATTATGCAATTTCTAAACTCATCCCAGTCAATCATATAAGAATTATCTAACATACCACCTGTTTTAGATTTAATAACTTCGTTTAAAGCATTAATAGTATAGATTGTATTTGATTGTTTTTTTCTATGAACTAATATAGTTTTCCAATTTGAATCAATTGCAGATGAACCTTTACCTACGTTAAATGTAATAAATGCTTCTTCTGGTTTCATTTTACTTTCTAAAATGAAAACATTTGGGTTTGTTAGTATATAACTTGCTAATATAAAATTAACTGATATATCTAATTCTTCCTTTGTCGTAAACAGGCAAAGTAGTTGTGTGTTCATTATTTTTTATTTCTTTTATTCGCGTTTCTCTGTCCTACGGATTTTTTTAAACATCCTCTTAAATTTCTACCAAATCCGGTAGCAATTTTTTTAGATGAACCGGCTTGCCTCCAAGTATCACTTGCTAAATATGTTCTTGTTTTGCCATCACCTCCTAATAAATATACCGCATCAGAATCAGCATCTACTTTTACATTTTTTGTCAAATGTTTATTTAATGCAACTCTTCCTTCCGGCGTACTAATATCTCCTTTAAATCCAGAAAGGTTTGCCATACACCCTCTAACATCCGCCGGTACACATCCAACTCCACCCATTTCAATTTGAACTGAATCATCGTAATTAGTTATGTATGTATCAATATGTAAAGACCTTAATGTACCTGCTACATACGTTTCAACTGCCGGTCCGTTTGGACCACTTTGGCCAGGCTTAGTTCCATCTGCTTTGTGCAATGATGCAATAAATCCCTTATGTACACCTTCCAACCCCGCAGCATGTTCAGCCTTTTTATCAGCCATCATTTTCATTGTTGGGCTTTTTAATATAGCTTCAATTTCTTTAGGAGAATAAATTCCATTAAATTTTTCTGATATTTGTTTTGCATTCATTCCTGATTGAGCTTTTACAAATATACTTTGTGCTAATTGACCTTGCTTTAAGATAAATTTAGTAAAGTTACCAGATAATTTTGATATATCGGTATTTTTATCACTAGCTATTTTCATTGCTAATCCAATAATTTCTTGCGGTTTTGCTGCTTTAAATTTAGCTTCCCACTTATCTCCATATTGTTTTTTATACCAATCTTTAATTGTTTTATCATTTTTTAAAGAATTATAATATTCATCTTTAACATCCGTTTCGCCTCTAGATGGTAATCTACCGGCTAACGATGTAACCAATGCTACATCTTTAATTTCAGAATATCCACTTTTTGCAATATTATCATTATCAGCAGAACCAGCCATAGCAACATCTTGCGCCTTAGCAACTGATTTAGCTGCTTGAGGACTTAATTTAGCTTCTCTTGCAGCAGCTGCGTAATTTTGAATTCTTTTTTGTGGAGTTGTATTGTTTTGTGGGTCATCTAAATCATCACTTTTCTTATTTGAAATATGAAATATAGAACTATGTCCTTTGTCATTAGTATAAACTAAATAAGTGTCGTGGTATCCTTTAAATTTATCCCAAACTTTTAATTGCTTTTGATAATGTTCCTTTTCTTCAGGTGTTTTTGCATTTTTATATCCATCGAGTAAAAGTTGTTTTGCAGCACCATCGGTATTAGCATTTGCTTTCATTACTCTACCATTTCCCTTTTTTCTATCCCAATCAACTGGTCCGTTATTCATTAAAGAATATGATGAATAAAAAGATGCTTTCATCCAGCTAACTCTATCTTCATCTTTTTTAAATTTAGTTTTAGAAACCTGTGTTTTTTTGAATATTGGTAGATTTTGTTTAATATACAAATCAGATTCGGCTTTCATTGCCATAGCAAGTGTATAATCAGGACTACCATCTTCTTTATAATATCCAAATTTATCAGAAATATTTTCTAATTCTTTTACAAGTGCAGTTTTAGCTCGTTTATCATTACCATCCATTACACTTCTTACATTTGCAAATTCAGCTTTGTATTCTTTCGAGTCTCTAATTTGTTTTGGATTGTATCTACCCTGAATTAAGTTACTTTGTGCTTCAACACATAGGGTTTCTCCCGTAGATGCAACAGGTCCACCTGCTCCAGCCATTACTTTATCCAACATTTTACTCTTTTCATCTTCAGCCATTACATCCAATGCACTCATTAGTTGATTTGGATTTTTAGCTTCTACTACTGCTCTTTGTAATTTATTATTAGGGTCGTATGTTCCTTCAGGATTTTCATCTGAATCGGTTGGTGATGTAGTTGGTTGTGGGGTTGGAGGAGTTTCTGGTTCAAATACCTTACCTCCACTACCTTTTTTTCCAAATACATTCGTAGGTTGCTCTTCATCGCCAGGTTCAGTATCAATCATATCAATATCTTTCATTGAATGACCTGCTTTTTGAAACATACCTTTTGCTATATTATATGCTTGCGTTTTTCTATCATATCCTAATGCAGAAGATACTTTAACCATCTTATTTGTTTCAGGGTTTTTAAAAGTAGTATCTAAAGTTTTTTGTAATGCTTTATTCGGTGTCCCTGCTTCGTTTAAATA